TATCTCTAGGCTTTGCTGCAGGGGTTCCAGTTGGAAACGTAGCTTTATTGCTACCTAGATCAGGAGTTGGTTCTAAAAGAGGGTTAGAACTTAATAATACCTGTGGAGTAATCGACTCTGACTATAGAGGCGAGTGGAAAGCAGCACTTAAAACCAAAGATGGTTCACCATATCACTGGGAAGCAGGTGATAGGGTACTACAGTTTCTTATTATTCCACTTACTCAGGTAATTCTGGAATCTGTTGACTCTCTTGAAGAAACAGCAAGAGGTCAAGGTGGGTTTGGTTCTTCAGGCAAATAAAGTTACACATTAGCCAATAATACACTTTACTATGACTTTTCTAGTTAATCTATGTAGTAAAGTCGAGATAAGTCAAATTTGTTTATGTTTTAACTTTACCTGAGAACACTATATGGCAAAACGCTTTGAACGCATGAAAAAGTCAACCAAGATCACCTATGGCATTAATTCTTTAGCGAGTGATACCATTAATGATCCAAGGTTAATTACTAGGCGTAAAAAAACGGAGCCATTGCAAGCACAAACTGAAGCCCAAGGACACTACATCTGTGCCCTGAATGAAGCACAACTCATTTTTGCTATTGGACCAGCAGGCACAGGTAAGACCTATGTTGCTTCTACTTTTGCTGCGGACTTACTTCAATCTAAAGTTATTGAAAAAATCATCATTACTCGTCCTAATGTAGAAGTTGGTACTGGTTTTGGTTTCTTACCTGGTGAACTAGAAGACAAGTATGCACCTTACCTGGCCCCATTCAAGGAAATTATGATTGAACGTATGGGACTATCTCAGTATGAATATGCTATTAAGGTAGGGAGTATCAATCCACAGCCACTAGCCTTTCTACGTGGTGCTACTTTCAATGATGCTTTTGTGATTTTGGATGAAGCACAGAACTGTACTCCAGCAGAAATGAAAATGTTCTTAACCCGTATTGGTAAGAACTGTACGGTAGTCGTAGATGGTGATCCAGAGCAGTGTGACCTTCATGGTCCAAGTGGTCTAGATGATGCTGTAGAGCGCCTTGAAAGCATCCCCGGTATCTCTGTTGTAGAGTTCACCGAGGATGACATTGTGAGGTCTGGGCTAATCAAGGATATCTTGATTGCCTATAGACATTAAGGACCAGCACTAAACCATTGGTCATGGGCTGCACGTGAAGCTGTTGCCCAACCCAACTCACGGCAGGTAAACATTAAGGCTAAAGATAAAGTACTGACTGCCTCTTGAACATCAGATTCACTGATCTGTTCAATAGATGAAGCTAAAGCTGAATCTTTAGCTTCATCTTCAATATCTTCATCAGTCTCAAATGGTTCTAATCCTTCTGCCCAATCAGGTCCGAAGAGTTTAATTAGCAAATCATTTACATCAGCATCAACCGTGTTTTCAATCAGACTCATGTAAATATGGTTTAAAGAGTCTTTAGATAAACCAGTAGCCTCATTAGAAGTTTGCGCTTTAATAAGTTTCGCAACTTTGTCCAGCAAAAGTTCAAGCTTAGTAGGTGTGATTGTTTCGGTCATTAACATTTCCTTGTAAAAAATAAATCTAGTATCTAGACTTATCTATTATCACACCTAACTGCTAGTATGTAGTTACTTCTATTTCTTCCACTGCATAAGGGGTTTCATTAGTCCACCATTGCTTTCCCCACATCTTTTCAGCGTAGGCTTCAGCTTCTTGCTTAGTGTCAAATACAGACGACACTACAACATCTTCATCTACATCAATCACTTGAAACTTAAGCACAGCATTCCTTTGTTGTTTAACGGGGGTGTAGTGTACGTTACACCCAACCGTTAGCACGTAGCCGGTTGTTCTGCTTACCTTGATCTACACGAATGTTCTGGATCTCCAGATCCTGACAAGCTTTCTCATACTTGGCATAGTAGCTATTACCTGCATGAAATTCATTGGTCATACCAATAGGGTTGTTTATACGACTAGCTACATACAATAATAAAGGTTCTAGGTGACTACTAGGAAGTTCAATTTCAATATCCTTTGGCTTGAATCCGGTATCCTTATAAATAATCTTCGGATGTGCAGCACGATACACAATAGTTATGTTGTCTGTAATGAAGTCTTTATGTACATCTACTGATGTATTTACTACAGCATAAGGAACACGAAGTGTAGTCATACTAGGTGTAAAGCAAGAGTATTCTGAAGACTCATCATTCAAGGGAAACTCAACACCTGCACTGGTGTACACCCTTTCAATTTTATGAATATCATCAATAAATTCAGGTGAATCTGTATTTTCAATAAATAGAGTATCTTCCTCTGAGTTAAGAAGGTAAGTTACTTTACCTTTCTGTAAGCGTATTTCTACTCTACTTTCCTTTAAAGGAAAACGCTTATATAAAGCAGATAAACCAAGATTTATATGTGCCACCATTTGCCCGTATTTAGAAGGTAAGATGCTATCACCCGTTTCATTAATAACACCTAGTTGTACCAACTCACCATAAGCCAGTTGACTAAACACTTCAGATAATCTCATAGTAATCCTTAAACAATGTATGACCCCATGCGATCTATGGGGTCAGTATCCATATCAATATCCCACATACCGTGAGAATCAGGTGATTCTTTCATGGGTGCTTCTTCGCTTGGCTTCCAGGTAATCAAAGAACCCAACATGGATATGGTATCAATAAAATCATCATGTTTACTTCTGAAACCAGAAGCAGAAGCAAGACTTAATTCATTGACACATTCTTGCATTGGACCTTCTGGTTTTCTCTCGATAGGAAAAAACATTTTCCTAGCTTTAAACAAAGGAACCACAGTATTGAACCGTACCATTTTATTAGTATTAGGTCTAATCCCTGGCTTGGTGTCATTACCCTCTGAAGCCAAGGGGAAATAAATATTCCTTGTCATCATTTCACTATGGATCCATTGAATGAATCCACCTTGTTGTCCAGTAACCTCAATACCCACGCTTTGTGGTTTATACATCTGAGCCAACCTAAACAGGTCATTGATGTTGGCATCCATCAATTGACGCTTGCACACACCATCTACCCACAGCCAGTCACCTACGTTGTTGTAGGCCCAGACACTGATTACACTGAAATCAGCACTTTGCTTAACAGATGTAGCGAAGTCAGTAGTAATGTAGAAGTTGAACCGTCCCTTGTTCTTTACTACGTTGTCCAGCTTGTACCAACCGATGTCGCTATCCTGAATCATGCGATCTTCATCGCTCATAATCCTAAGCATCAACTCTTGGTTGAATGTCTCGATCTTTCCTGACAACACTGCCTTGTCGTACTTACCCTTGACATACTCATAAGTAAAGCGGTCTTCCCAGCTACCTTTGAAATCTTCCTTGGTACATGGGAATTGCTCACACACGGGGAACACATTGACACCCCATGCACCACTTTCCACTGCTTTATACAAAGGATCCTTGGCATTGAAGGGTGTGCCACTCCAGATGATCAGGTTCTTAGTTGGGTGTAAGGCATAGTCCACTGCCTTGTACACAGTGTCCTCTACAGCACTGATCACAGTAGCAGATCGTGCATCCTCGTCGCTGATCAAGTCATCTAGTACTGCTAGCTGTGGCCTAGTACCCAATTCCTTAGCACCCCGTACACCAGTCTTAGCACCATACCCTTTCACAATGAACAGCTTACCATCAGCATTCTTGAACTCCCACCTGATATCTGTGAACCTGGTTTCGGGCACATACATCTTCAAGAAGTCAGAATTTTCCCAGCGATACTCTAGGTTCTTCCTCATGTTCTTAACACCATTCTCAATGGAGTCACTGACATACAAAGCCAGATCTACCTTACCGAAGCCAGGAACCTCACCATAGGTGGCGATATAAAGAAACAGGTACTCACCCATTAAGGTAGTCTTTGCAATACCCCGGTGACACAGGTTAACCACCCTTTCACCACGCTTAGTCAGTGTATCCAACATCTTGTAGTGAACCACTGGTGTCTTATGCTCTTCACCTTGGTTTCCATTCACCAGCTTAATGAAGGTAACAAACTCTAAAGCAAAGTCACTAGG